AACGAAACACAAGGCAATTTGCAGCATTATATTGATTTAGGATACGTTCCTGCTACCGATATTAACGGAAGAAAATATGAACCTATAAGAGGTGGATTGAGAAAAAACAACACCGAATATACTTTATATCCGCTAGAAATACCAACTAAGGAACTTGAGAGACTTAAAAGAATAAATGAGGAATTAGATCCAACGGTTAAAGCTCAAAAGAATCAAGAGAAATGGCTTAATGGGCAGCACATCGAAGGTCTTACTTACAATCCTGATGGGAGTAATAAAGTTGTTGAAAGAGACATTAAAAGCCCATCGCAATAATAATTTTAATTTAATTAAAAATGACTAACTCAAATACACCGAAAGGCTTAGTGCCGATCAAAAACAATGGAGGCGAACTAGACGTTAACTTCTATTATATTCCTGCTTCTTATGCTACTGCGTTGTTTATTGGCGATCCAGTAGTTAAAACTGGAACTTCTAATACTGCTAACGTAGTTGCTGGGCAAAGAGAATTTGCAGCAGCTTCTTTACCAGAAATTAACAAAGCTACTGCTGGCGATGATAACCCTATCACAGGTGTTATTGTTGGTTTCCTACCAAACTTTGACAATACATCTAGAAATTACAATCCTGCTTCAACTGAAGCTATTGCGGTTGTAGCTGATAGACCAGATCAAAGATTTGAAATCCAAGAAGAAACTGCTGGAACTGCTCTAGCTGCTACTTCTGTAGGTCTGAACGCAAACGTAGTTTATGCTGAATCTGGGTCTACTACTACTGGTATTTCTGGTGTCGAACTTGATACTTCAACTCCTGCAACAACTGGAACTTTCCAACTTAAAATCTTAAGATTAGTTGATAGAGTTGACAACACAGTTGGTCAACATGCTAAATGGGAAGTTAAAATCAATAGACATTCAGACGCTAACGCAGTGGTTGGACTATAATAAATTAATTAAAAGGAGACAATTATGTCAGTAATGGTAACAGGGAATTTCCCTAAAGGACTTCAGATTGGCGCACAAGCGGTTACTTTCTGGGGTGAATATAATGAAAAAGATACTTATTATAGTAAGATTTTCAAATCAATGAGCACAGATGAAGCTTATATGGAAGACACTTTAGTTTCTGGCTTTGGTATCATGCCAGCTAAGAACGAGTCTAACCCAATTAGCTATGATTCTATGAGTCAAGGTTATACTACTCGCTACACCATACAAACTTATGGTTTAGGCTTTCAAATCTCTTACGAGCAAAGAAAGTTTGGTAAAGCTATGCAAATCATGGAAAAAGGTATGAACCACCTTTCTCGCTCATTAAAAGAAACTAAAGAAATTGTTGCAGCTAATAAGTTCAACAATGGCTTTGATTCTAACTACACCGGTGGTGATGGTAAAGAGCTTCTAGCTACTGACCACTCTACTAGAGCGGGTACTTTCTCTAACGAACTAGCAACTCCTGCTGACTTCTCAGAAGCTGCTTTAGAAGACGTTTTGATTCAAATCTATAATGCAACTAATGACCGCGGTATTAGAATTGGCTTAAAACCTAAATCTCTTCTATTGCCATCTGCATTGAAGTTTGAAGGTCAAAGAGTTGTTTATTCTGACTTACAAAGTGGAAGCGCTAACAACGACCTTAACGCTGTTAAAGAATTGGGTATGTTGCCAGAAGGTATCATCTGCAACCCTTACCTAACTTCTGACACTGCTTGGTTCGTTCTTACTGATACAACTGAAGGATTTAAAAATGTTTCAGCTGTTGATGGTGAGTTTAGTAACGATGGCTCTTTCGACACTGCCGATCACAAATACAAGCTTATGTCTTTATTTGCAATGGGCTGGACAGATCCCCGCTGTGTGTACGGTAGTGCAGGATTGTAGGTAAAATATGACTAAAAGCATTGAATTTGAAGTAAATGCTCTTTCTGAAACTGAAAAAGCTTGGTTGGCTGGAATTATTGACGGAGAGGGTAGTATATTTATTATGAAACAAAAAAGAAAAGATAGGGATAGGGACACTAATTATATTCTAAGAGTGACCGTCCAATCTACAGATAAATATATGGTCCCTAAAATACACCAACTAATTGGTGGACCAGTCATATATGAAAACTTTGAAAAGAGACCAAATCAAAATAATACTTTGAAATGGCAACTAAATGGCAAGGGGGCTATTAGATTTTTAAGGGCCATCCTACCTTATTTAGTAGTAAAAAATAGCCAAGCTAAGCTTGCAATCAGATTTCACAGAGAGTCTAAGAGACACTGGAAACATATGTCTGAAATACTTTACAAAAGACAAGAGATGTATTATCTTCTCTTAAAGAGTTTAAAGACTAAAATTATCTTTAAATCTCTTAACTAATTTAGGCGTGGTCATTAATTTGACCACGTTCTTATGAACGCTTAAATTTATATATTATGACTACTTCAAGATTCACAAACGGTGTTACTAACAACACTAAAGAAAACATTTTAGGACAATTAAAAGAATTAGATCCTACAATTAATCACACTTATTTCAACGATTTCGACACTTACGTAGCTGGTGATTGGACTATCACAACTACTGAAGCTGGCGCAGGAAGCGCGACTGAAGCTCTAACTGATGCCGATGGTGGTGTTTTACTTATCACTAATGATGATGCTGACAATGATGCTGACTTTTTCAACAAAGTTGGTGAATCATTTAAGTTTGAATCTGGTAAAAAACTTTACTTTAAGTCAAGATTTAAGGTAAGCGATGCTACTCAAAGTGATTTTGTTATTGGTTTACAAATTACCGACACAACTCCTTTAGACGTAACTGATGGTGTATTTTTTCAGAAAGATGATGGAGATGCTAGTTTAGATTTCCATGTAGAAAAAGACGACACAGCTACTTCTGCCTCTGCTATTGCAACTATTGTTGATGACACTTACATTACTGTAGGTTTTTATTACAACGGTGTAGATGCGGTTTATTACTATGCAGGAACTGATTCTAAAAATCCTACATTACTTGGTAAATCTGTCACAACTAACCTTCCTGATGACGAGGAATTAACTATTTCTTTTGGTATTCAGAATGGTGAAGCGGCAGCAAAAACTATGTCTATTGATTATATCTTTACTTCTAAAGAAAGATAATAACTAGGGGCTTTAACTAGCCCCTTAATTAAAAGGAGTTTATTATGCCTAGACCACTAATCATAGATTTAGATTTAGCTGATGCTGATGTAAATAGTGTATTCGAAGATCAAACTTTAGTTGGAGCTGGAAACTTTAGCTTAGATGGNGNGGATGTANCTGATGGGGTTTGGACCTCGCCAGATGGATTTGCTCATCAAATTAGCTTCGAAAGTTCCGCTAACTTATCAGCTTTAACCTTTACTATCACTGGTTATACCGACTCAACAAAACATAACTTAGTAACTGAAGATGTTACAGGCCCTAATGCAAACACAGTTGAATCAACTGGTTATTTCTACGAGATAACACAAATTGCTTCTGATGGCGCTGTAGGCACTAACTGTGAATGTGGATTTGTTGATGAAGCTGTAACTGACGCTATACCTTTAAACTGGAGGGGTGGAATCGCTTCTATTAATGTTGATGTTACTGGTACTTTAGATTTGACAGTCCAAAATACCTTTGACGACATCCAAAACCTAAGCGACTTAGATTTTAATTGGCAAGACTCACCAGCTACAGATTTGGTAAACATTAGCGCTTCTATAAATGAGGCTTACGAAGGTTTACCAAGAGCATTAAGGGTTAAAGTCAACTCTTATTCTTCAGGGGCTGAGGCACAAATCGTTATGCAACAAAGAGATGTATAATGAAAAGAGATTATTTGGTAATATGCGACCGATCCGGCTTTAGAGCTTGGCGGTCGCAATGTAAAAAAGAATGGGATGACAAGATAGTCCTCAAAAGATTCTGGAGAAGGAGAAATCCACTAGATTTCGCTCCACCTGCTATAACCTCAGAGCCTATAGCAGACCCCAGACCTGAAGGAACTGATTATTTTGTTTCTGTTAATGAAGTTAAGGCAAGTGACTTATAAAACTGAAACATTTAATATATTTGATCCAGCTAGCGAAAAATACCTTGCTATATTAAATACTTGGTACAAAGAAAGAGACTGGCATCCGATACCGGCTTCAACAACTGGAGTCATGGTATTTGATGACATTCCTATATGTGCTGGTTGGCTATATAGCACAGATAGCGCCGCATGTTTAATTGGCAATATCATATCATGCACGCAAAGAGTTAAGAATAAAAAAGAATCAATTAAAAAACTGCTTGCAAAATTAGAGATTGAAGCTAAAAAGAAAGGGTTTAGAACTATATTGTTTTTTATGACCGTTGAAAGCATTAGCAATATTGCACAAGAAGAGGGCTATATAAAAACAGATCAAGTTAATGAGCTTGTAAAAAACATTGCCTAGATAGGCTTATTGAGTGACTACATTAAAATAATAATCAAAATTCAGTAAGTTATGGGTAAGGCAATAGGTGGAGTGGTAGGCGGGATAATCAATGATAGAGCTATAGGAAAAGGCGTTGCTAAAGGTCAAGCTGGCTACGCCGCGGGCATGAGAAGATTAAGCGAGGGTAAAAAGCAAGCATTAGGTTATTTACAGCCATATATGGATGTTGGACAAGGTGCATTAAGTCCATTATCAACCTTATTAACTGGAAGAAGTTATGATCCAGACACAGGTAAATTTACAGATGTTAGCGAACAAGAAAGATTAGATATTTTTAAAGAATCTCCTGATTATCAATTTAGATTACAACAAGGTCAAAAATCCTTAGAAGCAAGTCAAGCTGCAAGAGGCGGTTTATTATCTGGAAGAGCCATGTTAGAATCTCAAACAAGAGGCCAAAATGAAGCAGCCTCAGAATACGGTAATTATTTATCCCGACTTTCTGGTCTTGCTGGAATGGGACAAGGTTCTGCTGGTCAAGCGGCTAATATAACAAGTGGTATTGCTAGTCAACTTGCTCAATCTGAGATTGGGTTTGGCAATATATCTATGCAAGGTAAGATTGCTAGGGGGCAAAATTGGGCGGACACAGCTCAATTAGTAGGCGGTGAATTTGGCCCACAATCCCCAAAAAAATCCCCAGGAGCACAAGGCGGAGGGGGGGCTGGATCAGGAAGTTTTAACTCTGCTCTAATGATGGCCGCAATGAAAGGTGGCGGCGCTGGTCTTTCTGATAAAAATCTAAAGGATAATATTATTAAAATAGGAGAGTCAGAAAGCGGTATTAATATTTATCAATTTGAATATAAAGATAAATCTCACGGACAAGGTAAATACCAAGGTGTAATAGCTCAAGAAATAATAAAAAAACATCCAGAGGCGGTAAGAAAGCAAGGCGACTTCCTTGCGGTAGATTATTCTTTGATTGATGTTGATTTTAAGGAGTTATAAATGAGCATACCAATCTTAAACTTACCAAATATACAATTACCTAGTCAAATGGCTGCTAGGGTTGCGCAAATCGAGCAAGCCGAAGCTTCTACAGATAAAATAAGACAACAAACGAGCGCCTTAGAAAGAGAGCAAGTATTAAAAGAACAGAAAATTCAACAACAAGCCGCCTTACAACAACTAACTAAAGAAGCTTTTCAAAACCCGCAAGCTCTAGGTCATTTAGCATCTGTAGATCCTAAGAGAGCATCTCAAATACAAGATTACCAGAACAACCAAGCTTTGTTCGCTGGTCAGGCTGCTATGGCTTTTAAAACAACTGACATAGACCAGAAGCCACAAGTATATCAACAAACACTAGAAGCCTTGGAGCAACGAGGTATAGATACGAGTTATCTACCTGATGAATATGATCCTAAGTTAGTTGATCCTTTCGTAGACCTTGCTATTAATAGTGCAAGAGATATTGAAAAACAGATTGCGCCAACTGGCGCAATAGGTGATAAAGATGCACCTTCAGCAGTAAGAGAGTTTCAATTCTATGAATCTCTATCTCCTCAACAACAGCAAGAATTCTTAAACGTTAAAAGAAACACTTATCAAACAGGTCTTACTACAGACGAAGGTGGAAAGGTCGTGCCTATGAAAGGTATTGCAGAAGCTAAAACAGATATTAAAGCTGCTGAGACCAAAGGTGCTGAGTTAGGTAAGTTAGATGTAGAGAGGAGAAAGAATTTAGCAAAAGCAAATACAGCTCTAAAATCCCTAAAATCACAATCAGACTTAGTGACAGGAACTATTGATAAAGCTATTGGTACAATTAATGAGTTCTCAACAGGTTATGGGTCTTATTTGTCATTCCTTCCAAATACTGATGCTAGAAAACTTAAAAACTACTTAGACACCATTAAGGCTAACGTGGGTTTTGATAAGTTGCAGCAAATGAGAGATAATTCACCAACAGGCGGCGCATTGGGTCAAGTTTCAGAAATGGAGAATAAGTTGTTGCAAGCTGTAAATGGCGCGCTAGACCCAGCTCAAGCTGACCAACTAGAGGCTAATCTATTGTCTATAAAGGAATTATACCCAAGAGTCCTCAAAGAAAGAGAAGATGCCTTTGAAGCTGATTATGGCACTTACCTTCCAAAAAAAGAAAAGAAAGAAAAAAGAAAGGTTCGCGTATATAATCCTAAAACCGGAGGGTTTGAATAATGGCACAGCAAATTGAAGTAAACGGTGAGATATTGGAATTTCCTGATGAAATGACAACAGAGCAAATTAAGTTTGTATTATCTGAGCAATATCAACCTCAAACTCCAAATCAACCTCAGACTCCTGCTAATGATAGAGAAATAGGGAAGACTGAGGCTGCCGTTACAGGTTTTGGACAAGGTGCTACTTTAGGATTTGGCGATGAAATTATCGCAGCTTTAACAGCCCCAGTCGTTTATGGAGGTAGTCGTTTAGCAGAGGCCGCAGGGTTCGACACTAAAGGCCTCGCCGATAAAACTCTAGTAGAGACTTACAGATCAGAACAGCAAAAAGGTCAAGCTGAAATAGAACAAGCCGCCGAACAGCAACCATTACCTTTTTTAGGTGGTGAATTAGCTGGCTCTGTAGCAGGAGTTGGTAAGTTGGCAAAACTCGCACCAAAAGGTGTAACACAAGGATTAAGAACCGGGGGTTTGCCCTCTAGAATGGCCAAAGGTGCTGGGTTGGGCGCTGTATCTTCTGGAGTTTATGGAGCAGGCGTTGCTGACCCAGACCAAATTTCAGAAACAGCCATGAAAAGTGCAGCAGCCGGCGCATTAGTTGGTGGAGCTATACCAGTCGCTGGACAATTTCTTAAATCAAAACCAGTTCAAAAAACCTCTGAACAAATAAGAAAAGAGGCTGGCGCATTGTATAAAAAAGCCGCAGAAAGGGGTGGTGCATTAAAACCTAAGGTGGTAGATGACTTTATTGACGATATAAAAAGTCTAGCGCCTCAAACGCCCGAGGGTAAGGCCTTCGCTGGAGATGACCCATTTACTAAATTGGTTGATAGTGCTGAGATTTTAAGAGGAAAAAGTATTTCCTTGAAAGGGGCGCAAGAGATAGACGAATTACTATCTAATAGAATAGATAAGTTTGTCGATCCAAAGACCGGCATCTTAACAAAAGAAGGCTTGAAAGCTCAAAAAATGCAAAATGCTTTTCGTAGCAAAATAGAAAAAGCTGGAGTTAATGATGTGGTTGGGTCTAAACGAGGATTTGAGGCTTTAAAACAGGCTAGAAAATTGTGGGCGAAGTCAGCAAGGGTACGTGATGTAGAAAAGATTATATCTAGAGCTGAACAGACAGATAATCCTGCCACTGCGTTAAGAACAGGCTTCAGAACTCTTAGTAACAATCCATCAAGATTAAGGGGTTTTTCCAAAGTTGAAAGAGAAGCTGTCAAAAGAGCAGCTAAAACGGGGGTTGTAACTGATACTCTAAGGGTTATGGGAAGTAGGTTATTACCTATCGGAGCAATGGCAACCGGCGGAGGTATTGGTGGAGCTACTGCGGCGCAATTAGGGTCTATATCAGCAAGGGGATTAGCGGGCAAAATGCAAGCTAAAAGAGCTGAAAATGTCCTTAATACTATATATGGCAAAGGAGCGAAACAACTTCCTAGATACCCACTTTCACCGGCTCTAGCAGCCCCAATAGTAACGCAACCAAATACAGATAATGGCAGTTAGTTCAACAAATACCTTCTCACAAACTAGAAACCAAATCATCAACAGGGCGGCTTCTATTCTTGGTGTTAAAACAAGAGGTAGAAATTTAACCTCCGAAGAAATGAATGATGCAAGTGACATCTTAAATATGATGGTTAAGTCGTGGAAGTCTAAAGGTCAATATCTTTGGAAGACGGCAGAAGGAACTTTATTTTTAGTAGATAGTCAAGCTAAGTACACCCTTAACGGCTCAACAGCTAACGCAACCGAAAGCTTTAATCAAACCACAACAACTGCGGACGCAGCAAGCGGAGCATCTTCTTTCGATGTAGCGAGCGCAACAGGTATGGTTGTTGGTTATAATATAGGAATAGCGCAAGATGATAATACTATCCATTGGACAACTATTGCTAGTATTTCAACTTTAACTATTGGACTTGATGACAATTTAACCGCCGCCGCAGCAAGCGGTGCCAAGGTTTATGTTTATCAAACTAAAATTAACAGACCAGAAAGAATTTCATCTTGTAGATTGAGATATGATGATGATGTGACGGACACTTTGGTTTCTAAAATATCAAGAGATACTTACTTCAACTATTCTAATAAATCAGCTAAAGGAAAACCTAATAGCTTTTTTTACGACAAACAATTAGCTCATGGCGATGTTTATGTCTATCCTACACCAGACGATGCGACCGATACAATTAAATTTACTTTCGAGAAACAATTTTTTGATTTTTCTAGTGCTGTTGATGATCCAGATTTCCCAGTTGAATGGTTATTACCTTTAGCTACTAATTTAGCTTACTGGATGCATTACGACTACGGAATATCGGCGGACAAGGCAGAACGTATAAAAAGAGATGCTGAGGAGCTTTTAGCAGACTCAGAAGGTTACGATAGAGAAGATACATCTATTTACTTTCAACCTCAAATGATGGAGTAATGACTAACACACCTACTACAGAAATAGAATTTGGAGTAAATAGTTATCAAGCCTTAAGTGGTATAATGTCTAGTGAAAGACTAGTTAATCTTTACGCAGAAATAGCTCCACCATCATCTCCTTTTAGAGGAATGATAATAGGTACGCCTGGACTTAAAGAATGGAAAGACCTTAATCAATTTGAGCCAATCTATGGCTCTATTGCGTTAAATGATTATCTTTATGTAGTTTGTGGTTTAAATGTCTATCAAATAGATAAGAGTAAAACTTCAACCTTATTAGGTACTCTTGGTGGAACTCCTGACAGGGTAATGATGACTCACAATAGAACGCAAATCACCATATTAACAAGCAATGGTGATTCTTATTATTACGACACAGATACAAGCACCTTTGCAAAAATAACAGATGCAGATTATCAGAGTGCCTCAAGCGTTACCACTTTAAATGGTTATACTATATTTAGTGTTACAGAGTCGGATCAATTCTTTATTTCTGCTTTAAACGACACAACTTCTTATGCAGCTCTTGACTTTGCAACGGCTGAATCTGAACCAGATAATCTAGTCAGAGTTTTTGCTATTAATAATGAGCTTTGGCTTTTTGGACAGAGTACTATTGAGATTTGGGGCAACACTGGCAATGTGGATTTCCCTTTCGAAAGGATAAGGGGTACATATATTGAAGTTGGTTGCCAAGCTAAGTATTCTGTAGTAAATGACCAAGAAGGTATTTTTTGGTTAGGAGATGACAATTCAATATATCAAGGCTTAGGCTATCAAGCTAGAAGAATAAGCACTCACCCAATAGAAAAAGCTATCGATGATTATTCAGTAAAGAATGATGCCTTTGCTATGTTTTACATACAAGAGGGGCACAGATTCTATTGCTTAACCTTCCCAACTGAAAATAAAACATGGTGCTACGATACTACAACCGAACTATGGCACGAAAGATCAAGCAGAAATCCATTAACTTTAATACCTGAAAAATGGGCGGCTAATTCATTATCTTACTTTGCGGGTTTAAATTTAGTAGGAAGCGCAAACACCGGAAAATTGTTTGAATTAGACCTAGAGACTTACACAGAAGATGGTATTGAAATCACTGCGGAAGCTATAAGCGCCACAATCTTTAAGAATTATAACCGCATGCACAGTAATAGATTGACCCTTATAATGGATACAGGCGTTGGTATTGATGGAAGTGGACAAGGGGATGATCCAGAAATAATGTTACAAACCTCAAGTGACGGAGGAAAGACTTATTCAAATGAGATGTGGGAGCCAATAGGCGCAATAGGAGCTTACGAAACAGAGGTATCTTGGCTCAAGATAGGATATGGAAGAAGTTTAATAATAAAATTAAAAATAAGCGACCCTGTGAGAAGAAGAATGGTCGCTGCATTTTTAGATCAAGAAGTGGGGTATTCATAATGGCTATTCCAAGTTCAATAGAATCTGTTTTGCAAGGTGAGGTTTTTAATAAAGTATGGTTTAGGTTTTTTGAAGAAATAAATAAAAAAACAAGAAGCGACACTAATATAAAGCTAGGCGGCCTTATTAATTCAGATACCACAAGCTCATCAAATATAGGAACTGGCCAAACAGATTTAACAGAATATAATTTAGCTAAAAATAGCTTGAAAAATAATGGGGATGTATTAGAAGTTGAAGCGTGGGGAATATATGCGGCAAATGGTAATAATAAAACCATTACTTTAGAATTTGGTTCGCAAACTATATTAACCACAGGCGCAATAGCTGCAAATGATGGCTCTTGGCGCATAAAGGCCAAGATTATAAAAACTGCAGCCGCAACACAAGAAATTATTGCTGAAATTGTATCCAGCAATGCTAGTGTTTCTGACTCTGTTACTAGAACAGCAGGAACGCAAACTATGAGTAACGATTTAACAATTAAATGCACGGCGACAGGTGGGGCTTCTAGCGACATCACTGAGCATGCTTTATTAATAAACTTAACTCTAAACTCATAGATGGCACAAAGATTTAATTTTCCAAGAGAGCAAGTATTTTCAGACTTAGGTTTAATAGGTGCTGGTTATAAACTATACACTTACGAAACAGGAACAACTACCCCCTTAGCCACATACTCAGATACAGCTTTAAGCGCTGCAAATACTAACCCAACTATAGCAGATAGTGCGGGACGATTTGGTGATATATTTGTAAATGACTTAAAGCTTTACAAAGCTGTGCTAAAAGACGCTGATGATAATACGATCTATACAGCAGACCCAGTTGATCCTAAAACTTTCACTTTAACAGATTTCGACCCAAG